AGCGGTGTTGATTTTAGAATTATCAAAACATCCAAAGGTGGATATGCTGATTATTCAACATCAACATGGTCTAGAAAATCAAGACCTTTAACAGAAGAAGAAAGCAAAGCGATTGAGTCAAATGGTTTATTCAATCTAAACGATTTCTTACCTAAAAAACCTTCAGAAGTTGAAGTTAAGGTAATGAAAGAAATGTTTGAAGCATCTGTTGACGGTGAAGCATATGACATGGAAAAATTTAGTCAGTACTTTAGACCAGCGGGCGTGTCAGCAAAAACTGGTGATCCAGTAACTCCAAGAGCAGAAACACCTACTCCTGAAGTGAAAGCAGAACCAGTAGTTGAGGCAAAAACTCAAGAAACACCAAAGCCAACTGCGGAAGAAAATAAATCTTCAAGCGGAAAAGCAGAGGATATCTTGGCAATGATAAGAGCAAGACAATCAAAATAGTAAAGTACATTGTGGGGAGGCAACTCCCCACACATACTAAAAGAAGGAATAAATTATGGTAAAGGCATTTGATGTAAGTAAATTTAGAAAAAACTTAACAAAATCCATCACTGGAATGAGTGCTGGATTTCATGATCCAACAGATTGGATTTCAACAGGTAACTTCGCACTTAACTATTTGGTAAGTGGCGATTTCAACAAAGGTATTCCACTAGGCAAAGTAACTGTATTTGCAGGAGAGTCTGGAGCAGGTAAATCATATATCTGTTCAGGAAACATTGTCAAAGCGGCACAGGATCAAGGTATATTTGTTGTACTAATTGATTCAGAAAACGCACTTGACGAAGCATGGTTACACGCATTAGGAGTTGATACAGATGAGAAAAAATTATTAAAACTGAATATGTCAATGATTGATGATGTTGCTAAAACAGTATCAACATTTATGGCAGACTATAAAGAAATGCCTGAGGCTGACAGACCAAAAGTTTTATTTGTAATTGACTCATTGGGTATGTTACTAACGCCGACAGATGTTGATCAGTTTAATAAAGGTGATATGAAGGGTGACATGGGTAGAAAACCTAAGGCACTTACGTCACTTGTGAGAAACTGTGTTAATATGTTTGGTTCACACAATGTTGGACTTGTAGCAACCAATCACACATATGCATCACAGGATATGTTTGATCCTGATGATAAGATATCAGGTGGACAAGGATTTATCTATGCATCATCTATTGTAGTTGCAATGAAAAAATTGAAACTAAAAGAAGATGAAGACGGTAATAAAACAACAGACGTCAAAGGTATTAGAGCAGGTTGTAAAGTAATGAAAACTCGTTATGCTAAACCTTTTGAAGGTGTGCAAGTTAAGATTCCATATGAAACAGGAATGAATCCATACAGTGGACTAGTTGATCTATTTGAAAAGAAAGGTATACTGTCCAAAGATGGAAACAGACTTAAATATGTGGATTCAAAAGGAACAGAAGTTAAAGAATATCGTAAGGTTTGGGAAGCCGGCGGCGACTTATTAGACAACATTATGAAAGACTTTAACAGTATAGTTTCTACAGAAGAAGAAAAACAAACAACAGAAACAGAAGCAGTTGAGGAGTAAAATGATTGAAGGAAGTCAGTTAGTTGAAATTTGGCAGTTTTTCAAAGAATACGTTGATAGAAAACAATCTATGGACGTTGTCGCAGAAAAATTTGTAGATTTAATGGCAGACTATGGCGTTGATGATGAAGAGTTTCAAAACGCACTAGGCGCCGATGACGATTTGGATCAAGCAATTCAATATTATTTGGATGCTGAATCCGAAGACGAGGATTATTAATGGCTGGATGGTATCAGAAAATTGCTAAAGATATTGGAGTAATTCCTGATGCCATCAAGCATTACGAAGATGAACTCGAACAGGCAAGATCAGAAATAAGAATACGAGGTAATATCGAGAAAGCATCAGCAGATATGCCTGGTATTGTTGAACAAAGATTTAATCAGTTACAAGAAATAGAAGCAATTCTACAATACATGAACATAGAATTACGTAGATTGCGTTCGAAACATTTCAAAAAATATTTAGAAAACTATCAAAGAGCATTATCCAGCAGAGATGTTGAAAAGTACGTCGACGGTGAAGCAGATGTTGTTGATTATGAAAAAATAATTAATGAATTTGCACTGTTAAGGAACAAATGGTTAGGTATTACAAAAGGACTTGATCAGAAACAATGGCAAATGACAAACATTGTTAAATTAAGAGTTGCTGGTATGGAAGACGCTTCTATATAACACAATACCAAAAAATATATCAATAAATATTCAAAAATGACTTTGAATATTCCATCATACATTATCACAATGCAAGGCGAATCTGTGAGCGAAACATTATCACAAGAATGTGCCAAATCTGCTGAACAGTTTGGTATAAACACAGTAATTTTTCCTGCAACTCATGGAAAAGATATCAATGTACAATGGCACAAACATAATCTAAAAGATTTTAAGTTCAATCAACGCATTAAAAAAATAAATCCTGGAATGGTAGGTTGTTTGATATCTCATTTGTCCTTGTGGAAAAAATGTATAGAAATACAACAACCAATTTTAATTTTTGAGCACGATGCTTTGATGATAAGGGAGATTCCTCACAGTATATTGGATAAATTTAAAGATGTTTGTAATTTAGATTGGCTCAGTCGACGCACAACAAATTATGACGAAGAAGTAAAGATTGACAGAGGTCCTGGTGTTAAACTTTATATGGAAAAACGACCACCGTATTCTGGATTGGAACTTTATAATAAAAGTCATATAAAAGGTGCTCACAGTTACATTGTAAAACCGCAAGGTGCACAAAAGTTAGTAGACTTTGTATGGTCAGCAGGAGCATTGGCTCCAGATGTTATTATTAACAGTATAAGTTGCTTATTGACGTATTCTGAAACCAGTTATTGTAGAATTAATCCTCGTTTTTGGAATTCTTCAAGAATGAAGGCAAAAAATAGTTTTTGTCGACCTAATAATAAAGACAAAATTGCAATGAAAGAAGGAAAAAATGTTTGATCAACAAAACATTGCTGGAGATTTTCCTAAAAATAAAGCCCACATCATTTATTACAGTTGTGATCCTACATATTGGGCTGAGCACGGACAATATCTTGCAAAAAGTACTCTAGCACTAAACAAAAAAAATCTGATTCATGTACACGTTCATATGATTTACGAACATAATCAATCACACACATTAAAAAATTTAATACAAGATGAAAACATAACGTATACATACGAAATTCATTCAAAAGATTTTTATGATCAATTTCAACTAGCAAAAGAGCATCCATTGTTTAGCAGAGGACCAGAAATTTGTAATACAAAGTCAGATGATGAATTAAAAAGAAAAATATATCTTTCAAGTGCTAGATTTTTTTACTTTGACAAATTTTTTGATAGATACCAACACGTTTTACAATTAGATGCTGACGGAATTAATAGAGAACGACTGCCTTTACTAGAATTTAAAACCATAACCACTTTTCCAGCCGCCATGCGTAAACCTAAAGATCCTAGTGTATACATTGCCAGTTGCGTTACACCTGGAATTGGGGAGGCCGGAGAAACTTTTAAAAAAGAATTAAGCACTTCGATGATAGAAGCATTCAAAAAACCTATATATTGGTTTGTGGATCAACACGTATTAAAAAAACTATTAGATGCAAGACAATTTGTCAGTATTCCTTACAAATGGAACAGTTGGGGACTGAAATCAGGTGGTGAACTTTTCAGTACAGCCAAAGGTACAAAAAAATATGGCTTTAGATATAAAAGTTTAAAATATGCTTGGTTCGATGATAACGACAAATTAAAATTTCATAAAAACAAAGCCAAAGAACATGGAAAAAAATAAAGGTTACATCATTTATTTGAAAAATCATAAAAATTCTGTTGAATGGGCTCAACAGGCACTGGCATCTGGCAGGGCATTAGATTGGAATTTAGAATTGTACGAAGGAGTTGATGGCACTACAACATCAATTGAAAAAAATAATTTAAAATTATTCAAAAATAGTAAAAAAAGTTTTAAATTGATGCAGAGACCAGGCACACTGGGTTGTTTTCTTAGCCAGTACAGTTTATGGAAAAAATGTTATAAGGAAAATACATCTATCTGTATTTTTGAACACGATGTTGTGTTCAAAAAACCTTTTTCAATCGAGCAAGAATTTGAAGATGTGTTAAAATTCGAAGGGTTCATGCCAGCCAAACCAATGAGTGTGGGACAATGGTGGGAAGGTGCAAGAGCATACTGTTTGAAACCACAAGGAGCCAAAAAAATTTTAGATTTTGTTAAAAATCAAGGAGCCATGCCTGCCGATTGGTGTCTCAATTCGGGAATTTTAAATGTAGAATTTGATAAATCTAATAAAGTAACATTCGATCATAAAAAATTCAGTTTCACAAAGGACCTCAAATGAAAAAATTAATATTTCAAGTAAGTGTGGGTAAACCAAGTAAACTATACGAAACCTGTATTCAGAGTGTGGCTGATTATTGTAAAAAATTTTCCATAGATCACATTGTATTAACTGAACCTAAACTAAAAATAAGACCCGATCCTACAAGAACAGGTAGAAGTCTTCAAGCAGT